CTGATATTGTTTATCCCTTTGTAGCCTTCAATGGCTCATTGGTGGCATTCACAGAATCCCTTCACATTAGTGGTAACTCGCTAACTGTGATTATTAATGGAATTTGTGGATCTCTAAACTTGAGATGTTGTTTCTACGACGTGTACAAATCAGAAGTTTTAAAAGGTTTGTCCTTCCGTGATGTTGTTGCCTTGATCACATATGGCGATGACAACAATGGTAGTGTGAAGAAGGGTTTTGAGAAGTACAACATGGTTCAGATTTCTGAATTTCTCTCAAAATTTGGCCAGACTTACACCCATCCTGATAAAGAGACTGAACTTACTCCTTACCTTAGGGAAGAGGAGATGGAGTTTCTTAAAAGGAAGAGTGTGTTTCACCCACGGTTGGGTGTGAATGTTGGCGCTCTTGACGAAAAATCAATTGCCAAGTCTTTACACAACTACATCAGAGATAAGAATCCTGTTCTCACTCCAGACGAAGCTTGTGCGACAAATTTGTGCAATGCAGCTCGTGAATATTTTTATCACGGGCAAGCAGTGTACGAAGATCGTATTGTGAAGCTTAAAAATATTGCTCAGGCTACTGGCCTAGCACATATGTGTGGCGATGAGTTGGATTTGACCTATAGTGCTCGTGTCAATCAGTGGCATCTAGACTATGGGGATGGTGAAGCTCTGACTGACATCACGACTTAAATCTGGTTATCCCGACCAGGCGTGGTCATTAAATATACGCTATTTGTTTTGACCTCACAAGGTCTGTAAATATACGTGCTCCGGACCTATTCGTAGGTAAAGTTTAAAATAGGCGATGTTATATGGTTACTCATTTTGTCATCTTTTGAATGTTATGGTAACAACATGTGCTTTGACATTGTACGCAGTGGCCCCGTCCACTACCAGTATTTACTGGGAGCTCGCGACTCAAAGAAATATTCTATATGAGGAGAATGATCAGTCTGACTCATGAATAATAAAGGATCTCTAAAAATCAATCAAATACAAATCAAGATGCTACTATTGAAGAGCATCAATTAGAAACTTCAGTGGAGAATGTTTACTTCACTGATATGGATCCAGGGTGGAATTATGAAGTAAGCCATGAACGAGATGCCAGTTATCAGACTGGTGGATCGGATATGGCGACACTTCAGCAATTTCTTTCCCGTCCTTTGAGAATTTATGGAGGGACATGGACCCCAGGTGCAGCATTTAATGCAAGTTTTAACCCCTGGGAGCTATATTTCTCCAATTCCAATGTTTTGGACAAAATAAATTTATTTCGAAACTTGCGTTGCGATCTTCACATAAAAGTGATGATTAACGGCAATGGTTTCTATTATGGACGCATCTTAGTGTCCTATAATCCCTACACTGTCAATGATGATGTGACTCGATTACGCACACCATTGTTGACGCAAGATCTAGTACAAGCTTCTCAGAAGCCACATATATTGCTTGATCCTTCAACTTCTCAAGGTGGAGAGATGGTTTTACCATTTATCTGGCCAGAGAATTGGTTGGATATTACTCAAGCAAGTTGGTGGTCTGGTATGGGAGATTTGTATCTCAGTGACTTCAATATTCTGCGCCATGCAAATGGTGGAACGGATGCTATATCGATCAATGTCTTAGCTTGGGCTGAGAATGTTGAATTGTGTATCCCCACCACCGCATTAGCTCAATCCGGTAAGATGCCAGCTAAGAAGGCAAAGAAGAAGAAGCCACAAGTTTCGATCAGCAATAAATCTGAACTTAATGATAGTGGAGGTGGACTGATATCACAGCC